CACCGATTACCTGACGCGGTTTAGGGGGAAAAAACCAACAAAGCAACTGCAACCCCCTCTGTGTCCACTCACGCCTAACGACACATACTATATAGCGACAATACCTTATTTGTCAAGTATTTTTTTAATTGGAACCATAGGTACTTTCACCTAGATCGTTCCCGCTTGCTAACTTCTGATACAAGGTTGCCCTTAGAGTCACGCTTGAATGAACGATTCTTAGCCGCTGATTGAATGCGCAGGCCATCCTTGTTAGAGCCACCCTTGTCAAGAGCCTTAACGTGCGCTACGTCCTTGCCCTCTCTGCGGTCTGCCTTGCCGTTGCCGTTACCATCCTCGCCTGTCTTGTCTATTGAGCGACGACCGCGCTGACGCTCCATACGACGCTCGTGTTCACCCCTAGCTTTTTGCTGTTGGTATTCTTTGGCATACGGACGTGGCTTGTTAACGTAAGGCATGTTACCTCCCTCTATGGAATTCGCAAGTGTGTACTGGACACCATCCACATAAAGGCGTAGGGTTTGCCTGCCAAGTGTCGGTGCTAAACGAATTATGCAACCTTTTCAGGTCGCCTTCAAAGTCTTTCCAATACTGGTCAATCTTGTCTCGGGAGTACTCGGATGTGACAAAGTGTTCGTGGGCAACAAACAACAATCCGGCATGTATATGCTCAAGCTGTGGGAAATGCGCAAAAGCCATTAAAGCCATCAACTGTAATTGTTTTGGGTCAGGGTACTTGTCGCTACCCGTCTTGTAGTCCACGATGAAACCCTTATCGCCATTAACAACTAGCAGGTCAGCGATACCTCTAACCCAGTAGTCCTTGGCCCCCCATGTACAGACCTGCTTGTCATAAGTAAGTGCCATGCGATGCTCTGGGAATTTAATACCTTCCATATCGCGTAGCGGATCGAGCTGCTTTTGAAACCTCTCGTAGTTCTTGAGCAGGGGAGTTCCGTCTTTGACGTAATCCTCGAGCGCAGAGTGAACCTCTGTGCCGTAGCGCATTTCCTTGGTAGGAAACTTGGTGAACCGCTTGAGTACTTTCACCTCTTGATACTGCTTGGGGCAGTTAACAAAGTCTTTAAGGCCGGAATACGACCACTTGATTTCTTGCATTTGCATAACTAAATTTCCAACTATGGTTGATGATCTTCCCAATAGGGTAGCATTTTGGCAAAGAAGCCTGATACGTGTTGTATCGTATCTATTCTGAACCATTGTCGGGTTAATTTCAAGCGTACACCACCGATAGCTATCTCGGGATTTGGGACGGAATATGTGGAATCAGGGGTGTTTACAAGATGCAAGATAGCCCACGAGCCTTGCTCCATAGCACTCCATAGGGCTTCAACCAGCTTCATATTGCCAACTTTTCTAGCCAGTTTATATGCGGCAATTACACCTTCAAGCCTTGCTCCGTCAGGGTATGGATGTTCTCCGTAGTAGTAATAAAAACTTCCAACGTAGTCAGGATACAACGCGTTGTCTGCGGTGTACATGTGATTGATCATCTTACGTGCATCATCAAATACAAATTGCGCGTATTCAAAATCCCGCATCTCAGGGAAGTCCCACAGTTCTTCTATAGCCATCATCAGCCAACTGTCGGAGGGTAGTGAGGCGTAGTGTTTTGTATGTGTGATTGGTCGCACCCGCAGTAAAAAATGTAATGCGCTATGTACCTTCTCAAACCCAACTGCCCTCTTACTTTCCGGTAATAGTTTCATGTAGGTAGCTATACCGCAAAGCGCTTCGCCAGGGTAGTAAAAAGAAAAGTATTCTTGGTTGTTTTCTTCTGTGATCTTCTTGTCTAAATATATGTGGTAATAAATAAACTCACCGCTATGTGTTATCTGTCCAAGCAAGTGTTGGTACAGTCTCTCAGCCCATACCCTGTATGTACTGTCACCATAGAACAACTCATACCTAGCAAGTAAGTACAACGCTGTGCCTGCACCACCTAGTTTGGCTTTGCGTTCGCTGAAAACATAAGCCTGCTCTACTCCATCTACAACTTCAACAACCATGCTCTTGATCAGGTACTCAATGGCTCTGACTATGTTTTCTTTGGTGTCTCCATTGCCTGTGTATGTTTCGTAGTCGAGGCAAAAGAGTCCACCCCCTGCATGGCGTAGTATGTTGTAGTAAGAATTTTCAGCAGTACGTTTTCTATGCGGTTCTAATATGGAGTCTGTGACTGCATCGTAATAATATAAAAACTCTCCGTTTGGATACTGCGTCAGCTTCACATGATCGATTGACAATCGAACAGCAGTTTCTAGTTTGTCTTTAGTTAACTCCCCAACGATAGGGTAGCCACGATAAAGCGGTAGCCATCCGTCATCTTTAGATATAAAACTTTCTGTCCTGAATGTCTTTACGCTTGCCTTGCGCACATAGTCTTCGCCATGTACCTTGTGTAAGTATTCGTATAGCTGACCCATAGTCATGATTGACCGCACAAAGCAATCAGCAGGCATGAAGATATGATCTTTACCATCTTCGCCAGTAATAATTAACCCGTCTACGCCAACCTCTATGTTCAAAGGTTGCTCTATTGGTTTGGGTTTCTTGATGATGAAGTCAACTTGTATGCGTTCATCACCATCTAAGAACTCGTTGCGTCTTGGGTGAAGTGCCAAAGCATTCAACGCTTGCGTCATTGTTTTGCGAGTAACAAGAACACGCTTACGCTTGGGAGCGTAAAGTATCAAAACCACTCGATAAAATTTTTTTGGAAACGAATCAGCAGTCACCATAGGTTGCTCCAGCCTTTGCCTCACACGCCACAGGTAGTCCGTCAGCCCACGATGGCGGCTTAGACATGAGACCAGTTATTAAGTTAATTGCCTCGTCTACCTCGTCATCAGGTATAACAACGACTGCGGCATCATGCACAGTCAAGGCAACTCTGTACGTGTCATTGATCTCCACCATCTGCGCACCAACTACGATACGCGCCAAGGCTTGAACCACATTCTCTACGACTGCCCCGCCCCAAATAGATATTGTTCCCTTGCGAGAGTCATACACGATCTGTGACTTACCATCGATATCTTCCCTACGTATGTTGGTGTACCTGATACGCATGTTATTAGGCAGGATGATTCCGTCATTGTCGTAAAAGACACACGCGTGTTTGCCAAACTGTAATGGCTTAGTTATATTTCCGTTGAGCATCTGATTGAGCATACGATCAGCTTCGCCCCATAGATCAACAACCTTGTCGTTCTTATCTCGGTACACGCCCACGATGCGCTTACATTCTTCTTCATCAAGCTTAACGCTTACTGGCTGCGAGGTTGAGAGTGTGTGCTGTAACTTCAACGCGCCTGTGCCGTAGCCAAGCCCAAGAATACAAGTCTTACCCACGAATCGTTCGGTTGGATCTTTCTTACTGATAGGTCTGCCATATACCTCAGTCGCAAAGACAGAGTACACATCTTCTCCGTCAGCAAACTGCTTGACCACATCATCTTGTCCTGCAAGCCACGGCAATACCCTAGCCTCAATCTGTGATGAGTCAGAGTTAATCACCATGTACCCATCAGGCGGCACGATAGCTTTCTTCAAAGCTTTCTTCTTGACGTCTCGGCTAGGCAAGTTTTGAAAGTTGATCTTGTCTGTGCCAGACCATCTGCCTGTGTGTGCGCCATAGTACTTCAAGGGGATAGGCATCATGCCTTTGTTACGTTTGCCGATCTCCATGAATCGCTCGATGCGTTTTTCTTCGAGTGTGGATTTAGTACCCAGCCGTACCGCGCATAGGTGCTGTATGAATGTATCTTCGTGTTCGGTCAGCGCAATGAAGCCCTCATCCTTCTTAGCAAGCGCAGGGACTTCCTTACCTGTTGTTGGGCTTTTCTTTAGTGGCACGATGATGTTGAATGACTCTAGCACCTTGGCAAACTTAGGGTTGCTAGACATCTTGTCGCGCACCTCTTCTTCGGTGTCGCATTTGAGTTGTTCTTTGAGTGAGCCGAGTAGTTCGCTCTTCTCGCTCAGTAGGTCAGTTAAACGCTCCGTCAGGGTTTCCTGATCCACATATAAAAGTGGGTGCGTGAACATGCGCAAAGTCATATCTATCAGCTTGAGTTCCTCCATAGGAAAGCCTTTAGACATGATGTTGAATAGGTCGTACGTGAGACGTACATCGTTCTTGCAGTACTCTCCATACTGCGCTAGGTCTTCAGGCGTGAAGTCAAGACGCGCCTTGCCTATCGCGTCATTGACCTCTGTACCTTTCTCTCCTACTTGGTATCGCGTTGCAAGCTTGGCCAGAGAACCACCTGCGTCAACACCATGTATAGCTCTCGCCATACAGAGGGTGTCGAGAAAGACTGCCGGTGTTATGCCAAAGTGCCAATGCAAGATTGCACCATCGAACAAGGTGTTGTGTGCCAACACCATGCTGTTCTTCCAGTCAAACTTCCACAGCCATTTGCGCAGGGATTCCCTATCACCGGAGAACCATTCAGGCTCTCCGTCCTCAACCTGAACCGCTACACCTATAACTTCAAAGCGTGGATCACGAATGTATTCCTCCGTCGTGAGGCGCGAGAAGCCAAACTCTTTAGTGTAATAAGTTTCAAAGTCAAGTGTGATAAGTTTCATTTAGTTGCCAATACTGAACGCAGTTTGTTTGTGTACCAAGCAAGCTTACCTGCATCTTGCATGTCGTTGTCCTTGTGACCGATACGACTTCCATACTTGAGTATGTTACCCTTCAAGTATCCCCGGAATTCTTCAGGGGTCAGCTTCGCTTGGATAAAGTCTATCGTTTCAATACCGCCATGCGTGTAGTGCGCAGGATGATTCACAGGATCAGGCTGAACAACCATTATCCGTTGAGTCTCAGGGATAGGCGCAGTCTCAGGAGTAATTGTTTTGGGCGGTTGCCAATTGTCTAATATGTCCTTGACATGCTGTTGCGGTGTCTTGGGCGGGACTATCTCCACAGGCGCATTGCTCCACTCATTTAACAACTGCTCGATACGTGTTACTTTGACTTGCGTAACTTGCTCGTCAACGTTGGCTGATCTCTTAAGTTCCTGCCCCTTCTGTGCAAGCTTCTTCTTAAGATGATAGCGGATGTTATAGATAGACTGTAAAGGAACGCTGAATTTTTCTGCTATGAACTGCGCACTAATATCAGGATTCATCAAGATGAATTCGCGGACTTTAGATGCTCTTGCTTGCTTGATTCGTTTTGTCATATACGCTTTCTACTGGTTTGTTAACTTTATAAAACTTTTTTGGAAATGGATCTTTTTTATCTAGTAGCTTTCTCAGCCACTCAGCACCACCGAAGTGATTTAAGATAAAGAATTGTCTATCTGACAACCTTATCTGTCTGCCTATCAAAGGTTCAGGAGGTTTAGGTCTTGGCATT